ACTCTCAAAGAATTGTAGACCAAGCAGTAGCAAATCTTCCAACTGTAGATGGTGATGCAATTGCAGATAGTACACTTGCAACAACTGAAGCAGGTGAAAATGCTTCTGTTGCTTCTAATACTGTTGTTACTACTCAATCAAATTCAAACGACAATAGTCAAACAAATACTTTTGTAAGTGGTGGACAAAACTCTGCAAGAAACAGAGACAATGACTTCAACAGAACTGCTGGTAGTAACTTGAAATTATTTCCAGTCTAGTCTAAAGTTTTAATCTTTCTATTATATTTTGTTTTGTCTTTATGGACTTGAGTAAGTCCGTGTGATGGTGTCTCTTTACGAGTAGTTATTTCGGGTTTCTTTTTACCAAAGATTTTCTCCCAATTATCTGCATAGGTCTTATCGTCTGAGTTCCTTCTCTTGGAACCTTTTCCTCCGTGCCATTGATTCATTATCTTCTTCTTTGTCTTGTTGGTATTGCCCTTTTCTTTGCATCTAATTTTTTTCTTCGTTTTAAATCTTGGTTCTTTTGATTCTTAGTATCGTTAGGTTTCTCGTGATACTTTCTATCCCTAACTTCTTGCACTATCTCTGCATTATCACATTCTTTCTTAAACCTACGAAGAAGTTTATCAAATGGTTCTTCCATTCTGTTCTTCGGATTTATTCTTGGTTTTACACTTGGCATATTATTGTTATTGTTAATTTATAAAAAAGTGTGAAGTCACCCCACGCCTTACAGCAACCCGTTCTTCACCGACCAATCCGCTTATGCTATTGACCTTTCCCTTACTAAGTACCCCCATTATTACTCCACGGTCTTAGTGTTGATGGAAGACTTTTCACATTATACATATCGTAATCTTCCATCCCCATAAAGAGTCTTACTACTTAATCAGTTGCAAGTCTCTTAAAGTAATCCATCGCATCGTCTTCCTCTACTACTGGAGAGGTTGATTCTACTGATGAGATTACAGGTTCTTCTGCAACAGATTCAGTGTTTACATTAGACCAAGGAACTTCTTCCATATCTTCTGCAACAGACTCTGCTGTAGAGTTACTCATTCCACCTGCAAGACCTAGAACTCTGTCTAGTTTCTCTTTGAGTTCGTCATAAGACTTGAACTCTTCTGGCGAAATAATATTCGACAATGAATGAGTTGAATTATTTATACTTTCCAACCTAGTTTCATCATCAAATAATGGTGCAGTTGCATCGAACTCTGACTTATCATAGTTCCAGTAACCATCAACTTTTCTGATTTTAATCTTAAAGTTTGCACCTTCATCTCTCAAGTCAAAAGGATTGATTGCTTTCTCATCTTCAAATGCAGGTGAGATTGCTTCCTTGAGTGCTTCAAAGATTTTTTTACCGTATCTGTATTTGAATACTTTACCTTCGTTGTCGGGATTTTTAGGGTCTGAAACAACATAGACATTAGAAACATAGTGAAGTCTTCGCTTCTGTTTCCTTGCAATCTCTTTGTTTGCTTCGATACCTGTATTCCACAACTGGGTGTTGTATTCAGATACTGGGTCTTGTTTGCCGATAGTGGTCAATGATTTCTCAATATACCATCCACCTGGCCCTTGAAACCCGTGGTCGAAGTATGATACCCAAGGCATCTCTTCTCCATTGGGAGTAGGTAAGAAACGAACTACAGCGTAACCGTTACCACTCTTATCGAGTTCGGGTTTCCACATAGTATCGTCTGTGTAGGATTTTTTTGCACCATCAGATGGTGAAGCTGTTTCCATTGCAGCTCTTAGTTTATCTAAACTACTTGACATTGTATTCTCCTATTTTATCGTACAATTATATCGCATTTTATATTTCGGATTCTAGACCTTGACCTAGAATCCACCTCTCACTATTTTCATAATAAGACAGTTTATTATACTCTACCAACTCTATCTTGTCTAGGGTGTTTTTAAAAAATACCTTTGACTCTTTATAGTGTTTTAAGAGTGCAATAAATTGAGAGCGTTGTGCATCTAGCACTCTACTCTCGTTGGTATATTTAGGTAGATAGAACTCCGTACCTTCATATACATTTGATACATCTCCATATTGAAGTGCATCAAAACCTAGTAGTGTAATCTCACTTACACCTTGTTCCATAGCATAACCTAATGCAGACATTCCTGTAAATAGGTTCTTAAGATTAGGATAATTATATATAACTATGTTATCTTTTTGAGAAGTGCTATAGCTAATCAAATCCATAGTCTTATCATTTCCCATTGCAATAAACCAATCATCCTTTTGATTGACATTATCTATGAGAGTTTGAAACCCAAACTCTAACCCCATCTTAATCATCGGGTAGTGTTCTATTTCTAATGGTTCCCACCCACCGACAGCAACTTTGTTTTCTTTATGATACTCATTCTTAAAGATATCTCTTTGTACAATGATATCCATTGCAAAGAGTATGTCGGGAATATTATCGTTTCTGATTGAGTTACAACCCCACCATTCATCTAATTCATTTAGATTATAGTTTAATCTACTTGGGCCGTTTCCAACTATTGTGAGCATAATTCAATAAGTTTTTGTTTGTATTTACTATGGTCAAACTGTATAAATGATTTATACTTTTGTATCTTCAGAGAGATGTCGGGATAGACAACCTTCTCTGATATAAGTTTATCCCAATCTTTTGTGAATCCAATTATCTCATCCATAATACAGATAGTCTCTAAACTAGTTTGTTTACTCATATATGATTTAAGTAAACGAGGGTGTTGACCATTGACCACTTTAAGTTGAGTGTTTATTTTATACTTACGAAGTAAATCACTCACTTCAGTTTCAAATAGATAAGATAGTTTTTGGTGTTTGTTCTTCCAATCCTTATAGACCTTATCGGATTCTTCACTCAATAGTTCACCTGCCCATTGGTCTTTTACTGATAAGTTTGCAATGTAAAAATCCTGCAGGTCTTGTTTATATGTTTTATGTAATTTACCGAAATGGTATTTGTCCTTTCTCTTAAGGAATGATTGGATATCTGCTTTTACTTTACCGTTGTATTTGATAAAGTTGTAGTCCTTAGAACTAAAATGTAATTTAATTCCAAGGTACAATGTATAAGCATCATATCCATCACGACTCGTCATTAAGTTATAATTTTTGACTCGGGTTTGACGATTGAACTTGTTGCAGTTGCGTGTGCTTCTACAACCTTTGCGTTTGTCTTTGCAATAAAGACATAGTTACCAAACACCATAGTGTCGGGATTCTCATCTCCAGTGACTGCAACTCCTCGTGCAAATCCCATTCCACCATCTTGTGCTTGTACTATCATTCTTGGTTTCGTTAGTGTAAGAGGTTCTAAATTATCTAACACTCCTACATACTCGCCACTTGTTGCTACTACACTTACTGTATCACCTTTTTTCATTATATACTCCTATTTTGTAAAGAAAGAAGTTATGGTTGCTTGTGAACCATTGCTTCGGTTGATTAACTTCAATGATTGTGCTTCTGCTTGAAGTTTTTGTTTTAATGGGTCTGATAAAAGTCTTTTGGTACTTTCGGGTTCTATGTTATTGTTCTCACAAACTTTCACAATAGAATCCATAACTCCTGCTTTACCACCCCTAAGTAGTTTCTCTACTTGTTCAGTGAATTCTTTTTTACTAATCATTAGTCTTCATACTCTAAGTTGTCTCTCCAATTCCTAACTATACTATAGTATGCATAGAAAGTTGGACTAGTGTCGTGAACACCGAGACCACCTTCTGCATAAGGTGTTGTTAGGTAATCTATGAGATGGTCTGCCTTATCTAACACTTCTTCTGTCACATCTTCCTCACTATCGATTGCAAGATACTCTAGTAGATTATCATAAGCACTATCGTATGCTTGAGACTCAACCCACTCATCACCGTTAGAGATTATCTTATTCCAATTCCAATCTCCTTCTAAATTAAATTCTTTCACTTCTGCCATTTTTATACTCCGTATATGTTTCTGTATCGTTTTCTTAAATCCGACAACTCATCAATGTAATCTACAGGATTGCAGGAGAACATTTGAAAGTTACCATCGGGTAAACAAACTAATGCCATACATTCGGGAATTGGAACTCCTGTAAGTTCTTCAACCATTAATGCATAAGCACTCATTTGTACGTACCATCCCTTTGCATATTTTTCTTGTTTATACTTAGAGGATGTTTTAAAATCTATAATCATAAGAGTGTCTTCAAATATTCCAACACAATCCACTCGACCTGCCATTTGTAATACCCTAGAATAGAGTGGTGCTTCTAGTGCAAGAGGAATGATTTCATCTAATACTGGTTTAACACCTTTAAACATTGCTTCTTCTAATAGGTTATCAAACTCAATGAAATCTTTATCCTTTCTTAGATAATCTTCTATATGTTGATGTATTCTAGTTCCACGAGATGCAGCCTTTTTAGAAACACGATTTGCTTCTTCTTCTCCGACACGTTCTCTCCAAAGTTTGATTTGGTCTGCAGATAAAAGACTGGTAACTGTCGTAACACTAGGATACTTGTTTCCTTCTTCATCGACATAGAATCGTTTACCGTTAACTTGTTCGGTGTTAAGATTTAGATTTTCTAAATCAACAATCTCTAAAACTTCGGTTGGTATTTTTATTTTACTCATAGGTTTATTGTATCACGATTTCTTTTGTATGTCCATATGTTTTTTGACTATATCTCTAGTCTTTAAGTCCTTTACAGAACCTTTGTATAAGTCTGAACCTCTATGGTTCTCACCTATCTTAGATAACACTTCTTTAAACCCATCATCAGTTTTAACTCTATCTCCGTGTCCACCTACAGTCGTAGGAGCTCTAAGTATTTGTTGTTTAAGGTGTGGGTTATTTAATCTGAAATCTTCGAGGTCTCTCCAAGACATAATGTGTTCTGTTATCTCACCAGTTTCAGTATTTAAAAAATCATATGTTGGCATTATATACCTCTCGACTTTATGTGGGACTCTACAATTTGTAAGACTTTCTTTTCGGAATACCAAAGACCACTGAACATTGATTCAGTGTCATCTTCCCATTGAACGTGATATCTTTTATAACCGAATGGTCTATCTGAAAAGATTTTGATATCACCATAACTCTCAACTAACACTCTCATACTATACTCATAAATTGTGGGACTGGTCTATGAGTCCACACTGCAAAATCTTTCTTATAGTTTGCATAGTATTTATGGTATGCAGAGATAGAATCATTTTGAACTTTGACATCATCTGGCATACACTGAGGTGGTTCTGAATAAGAACCTAGTGTAATGTTGTTTGGTATTTCATTGAGCAGAACCCTTAGTTTGGTATCAGTTAAGTGTGTCTTTTTATAACGATAAGTGTATTCATCACATAGTGCAGTAAACATATCGTATGCATACTGATACTGGATTGCATTTTCACGAACCCACCTAGTAGATGGGTGATTAATATGTGATGCTTTGTATAAGACACCGTCCATATTAGAGTTGTCTAGTCTCCATCTCTGAATCCTACGACCACTGGATGTATCAGTGTATTGTGTTCCGTCTAACATCCTATGTGCAGTAGATAGCATTTGTGCATACTCGATAATCATCTTGACTACGTG